TATAATCCAAATGGTGGTTATCAGGTAAACAGATTGTGGGGGAGTACTCTAGATGATAATGCATTGGGCACACCTGATTATTGGATGGAAATAAAACTTAATGGTGGGATAGTACTTATTCCCGCTTATTTACCAGCACCCTAATATGTTCCTCAAACCCACCCCCCAACTCCTACAACAAATCAAAGATAGTGGAGTTCCCGTTATCAAATTAAGTATGGAAGAATTTCAAAAAATAACATCTGAAGGAAAACTCCTAACAAACGAAGAAGTCAAAGATAAATTAAAGACATATAAACAAAAATAAAACTATTTATATAAAACGGAGAAAAGTATTATGGCAATAAAAGTAACAGGGTATTTCAAAAATCCAACAACAGGCCTGATTCACGAATCACCACTACTAACACTTGTTCCACATTTACAATATGCTGGACAATTACAAATGGATGTTCATATCAGCGGAGGTGGAACGGTAGCGTATTATTCAATTGATAAAAATGCATTGGTATATAACTCCGAAATTACCAATGGTTATTCACAACTTATAGATGCTTTAGAAACCTATGTTATTAATAACCTTAAAACCGCAAACGATGTAAACGCTGCAGCAACATTTGAACACTATGTAAAGCCTGTGGTGGAAGAACCAATCGTTGAAGAGGTAATTGAAGAATCAACAGAAGAACCAATTACCGAAGAAAGCAGTGAAGAAACTACTGGTGGTGAAGAAACTACTGACGGAGAATAACAAAAATGGCAGTTAATATTCCAATATATCCTGGCTCATCATCATTCTTTCCGGGTAAAACACCCTTTGGATGGTTTGATAATGATTATGATTTCCAAGTTGATGCAGACTCAGTAACAAAGTGGTGTGCTCTAAGGCTTGGTTATCCTATTGTGGATATAGAACTGCAAGATATAGATTTTTATGCGTGCTTTGAAGAAGCAGTAGATGAATTTTCATCCCAATTAAACCAATACCGAACCAAAGAAAACTTATTAAGTATTCAGGGTTCATCGCTAACCAGCAACTTTACCAAAAAATTGTTGAACAATAACTTTGGTGGGGTAGTAAACATCGCATCTGATTATGGAACTGAGGCGGGGAGCGGTGGTAGATTAACTCACTATACAGGCTCATTTACAATGGTAAGTGGAGTACAAATTTATGATTTGGGTGATAGTTCGATAGCAAGTTTAGAAGCGGGTGATTTATCAACCGATTCTATAACCATTCGTAAAATGCATCACGAGAACCCACCTGCGATTGTTCGTTACTTTGACCCGTTCATTGGAACAGGTTTAGGTTCACAACAAATGATGGAAACCTTTGGTTGGGGTAATTACTCACCGGGCGTATCGTTTATGATGCAACCTATGTATGATGACCTTCTTCGTTTACAAGCGATTGAATTTAACGACTTGATTAGAAAATCTCAATATGGATTTAAGTTGTATGGTAAAAGGATTCGTATATTTCCATTTCCAACGGATTTATACGATGGATTAAAAATTTACTTTGAATACACATTGGATTCGGAGAGAAATAACCCAGTAGCTAAAGCAAATGTTGTATCCGATTTTTCAAATGCTCCATTTGGTAGATTAGATTATTGTGATATAAATGCACATGGTAGACAGTGGATATTTAAATATACATTGGTATTGGTAAAAGAGGTATTGGGGACAGTTCGTTCTAAATTTGGTTCAATTCCAATCCCTGGCGCTGAAGTTACATTGGATGGTTCAGATTTAAGAACTCAAGCCGCAACTGAAAAAGAGCAGTTGATAACACAAATCAAAGAAATGTTAGAAGCAACAAGCAGAAGGTCGCTTTTAGAAGCCAAAAAGGATGAAACTGAATTTTTAGAATCAACACTTAATCGTGTCCCAATGCCAATTTATATAGGATAATCCGATGGCATTATTTGGTTCGGCAAGAGATATTAGTTTAATCAGAAGGTTAAACAAAGAACTCATCAATGAAATAATTGATACGGAAGTGTATTATTATAAGCCTGTATTGGATGAATCATTAGTAAACTTGTATGGGGAATCAAAAGATAAAGTTTTTTATAATCCTGTTAAAATCCCCTGCTTAATTGATAGACAGGATACTGAAGCAGTTTCAGATGATTTTGGTCAATCATACGCACATACAGCCACATTCAACTTTTTAAGGGATACTTTAAAAGATGATAAAGATGTTAAGCCAGATGTTGGTGATATCATACAATGGGATAATGAATATTATATGGTTGATAATGTAAATGAAAACCGATTGTTTGTAGGTAAGAATCCTGAAACTTGGGATGGTGGTGATGGACACGGAACATCAATTTCTATAGCATGCCTTACGCATGTTACCCGTCAAACATCCATTAAGTTGATTGATGTAAGGTATGGAAACTCTACAACAAATGATAGTTATTTACCAATAGGATTATAAGATGGGTAACACATATAGAGATATAAACTCTGAAAAGCCGGATTTAAAGCAGACGATGTCATCCACATCGGAAAATCCTAAGTTAAATAAGGCAAAGCAGGTTAGGCGGGATACGGATAATACACAAAATATATCTATTGGTATCTATGATATTGACTTGGCTTTCAGAGATTTTTTAGTAAAAGATGTAAGACCATTTGTAGTGGATGATGGGCAAATCATACCTATCCCAGTAATTTATGCAAATCCCGAAAAATGGGTATCGGCTCAAAGAGATGGGTTTATGCGGGATGCAAACGGGAAAATACAAACACCTGTAATTGTATTTAAAAGAACCTCCTTATCAACCAATCAACAGGCTGCAAAGTTAAAGGTTTTAAATTCCGAAGATGCACATCAACCATTTGAACGGAAATACACAAAAGCAAATAGATATGACCAATTTTCTATATTGACTGGGCAAACTCCTATAAAAGAATATATTGCTGTTGAAAGACCTGATTACTTAGATGTTCAATATGAAATGAACATATGGTGTGATTATATGGAACAACTAAACAAAGTAGTTGAACAAATCATTTTCTTTCAAGGTAGGTCATTTGGCGATAGATTCAAATTCCAAATAAAAGGTGATGGATACAACTTTGAAACAATAACTGATGCGGGTGATGATAGAATAGTAAGAGCGAGCATTACTTTGGTATCAAAAGCGTACATTGTGCCTGAGTTTGTGGGGATGAATCCAAACAATAGAAAAGTTTATTCAGTTGGAAAAATTTCTTTTACGGAAAACCCACAATTAAGTGGTCAAACAAACCCACAAAACGATTTTATATAATTTTTTAGATATTTATATATACATTAGTTAAACAACTTAAAAACAAAATCTATGGAAGAAAAATTAGTAAAACAATTTGAAGAAACTGAAAGAGAAAAACTTTTAGAATTTCGTCAAAAAGGTATTGCAGTTATGGCACGGCTTGGAGAAATTGAAATACAATCCAAAGAGTTAGAGGAAATTTTCGCTAATTTAAGAGCTGAAAAAGAAGAGTTAATATCAACTTATAAAGAATTAGTTAAGTCACAAAACGAATTTGGTAAAGAATTGACACAAAAGTATGGTGTAGGTTCTTACGATATTGATACAAACACTTTCACATCAGTTCAATAAGTATAGGTTTCCCTAATTTTTTTGTATTTATTATATAGAAACAAAAACTATTAGGAGAATGTAATGGCTGAAAGAATTGTTAGTCCGGGTGTTTTTACACGAGAAAAGGACTTATCGTTTTTACCTCAAGGGGTAGCAGAAATAGGTGCTGTCCTTATCGGACAAACTATCAAAGGACCTGCGTTTGTACCAACGCGGGTTGAATCATTTAATGAGTTCCAACAAAAGTTTGGTGGTTTAACGGAGGATTCATACCTTCCTTATACCGCTCAAGCTTATTTGCAGGATGCTCCTAATGCAACAATTGTTAGGGTATTAGGAACTGATGGGTACACATTTACTAACCCATTAGTTTTAAACATTTCCTCTTCACAAGGAAATAGAGTAGCAGCGGTTCTTTACCCATCTTTAAGTGGTTCTATTCCGAATGCTACTGGTAATTTGTTTGAAACATCTTTTGTTAGAAATTTAGTAGGTGGTGCAACAACGAATGTAACCGCATCATCATTTGGATTAATTCTTTCTGGTTCAGCATTTACAGGAAATAACACAACAACATCTTCCTTAAATCCAACTAGTGCAAATTACTTTACAAAAACATTTGGATACTTACCAAAAAGCAGCCAACAAGCATATACTTACTTAAACTTTAATACATTCCAATCTGCTTCTTTTGCAACAAACGAAGTTGTATTGGTTCAAACCGCATCATTTACAACATTTAATTTTTCAGAAGAATATTCAGTAGCATCAACCCCTTGGATTAAATCACAAAAAGTTGGTGGAGTTGCTAAACAATTATTCAAATTCCATACTTTATCACATGGTAATTCAACAAACTATGAAATTAAAGTGGGTATCAGAGATATTAAATCTGCAGCAGATGTTCCAGGTTCTGATTATGGTACATTTACTGTTATAGTAAGAAGAATAGATACTTCCAAAATTCCTTATTCAATTTTTGGACAAGGAGTTCAAGACACCGATACTCGTCCAAATACATTAGAGCAGTTCTCAAATGTAAACTTGGACCCAAATTCACCAAATTATATTAAAAGGGTAATTGGTGATAGATATATTACCGTTGATTCAAGTGGTAAATTATCTACAAATGGTGATTATGCAAATAATTCAGTTTATATTAGAGTAGAGGTTGATTCGGATGTAGAAGCTGGGGCAATTGATTCATCATTAGTTCCTTTTGGATTTGGTGCAGTAACATCACCAATTCCATCTACAGCAGGTACTGTCCCATCACCAACTTATGTAACATCCCAATCTTTGGCAGGTTCATACAATAAAAATGTATATTTGGGTTATTCTTTTGATTTTGTTACAACTGATAACTTAAACTTTTTGAATCCACTTCCTGGTGCGAATACTACTACTGTTGGTTCTGATTTTGATTTGGCTACTTGTGAATCAAATAGTACTACCATTTCTTTAACCGATAGTGCCACAACCGCTCAATTGGATGCTAGGAAATTTATGATACCATTTCAAGGTGGTTTTGATGGATTCCAACCTAATAGAAAAGTGTTAGTTGGGAATGATATTGTAGCAGGAAACACACAGGGGTTAGATTGTACATCAGCAACCTCAGCAGGAACTGTTGCATTGAGAAAAGCAATAAACGCAGTATCAAATCCTGATGAGTTTGATATGAATATGATTGTTATTCCTGGTGTAATTAATAGATTACACTCTTCAGTAACCACATACGCAAAAGACCTTTGTGAAGATAGAGGTGATACATTCTTTGTAATGGATGCTGGTGCTTGGAGTGATAATATATCAACCGTTGTAAATTCACTTTCTTCGTTTGATTCCAACTATGTAGGAACATACCACCCTTGGGTTAAGATATTAGATACGGATAAGAATAAGCCTGTTTGGGTCCCACCATCCGTAGTTCTGCCTGGTGTTATCGCATTCAATGACCAGGTCGCAGCCGAATGGTACGCACCTGCTGGATTGAATCGTGGTGGATTATCAAATGTAATTGAGGTTAAGACAAGATTAACGCACAATGAGAGAGATGAATTGTATGTTGGTAGAGTGAATCCAATCGCAACATTCCCTGGTCAGGGAGCAACTGTATTTGGACAGAAAACCCTACAAGCTAAACCATCTGCGTTGGATAGAATCAATGTAAGAAGATTGTTGATTGCAGTTAAGAAGTTTATCGCATCTTCTTCGAGATATTTGGTTTTTGAAAATAACACAGCAGCAACCCGAAATCGTTTCTTATCCATTGTTAATCCTTATTTGGAATCAATTCAACAAAGAAATGGTTTGTACGCATTCAGAGTTATAATGGATGAATCAAACAATACACCTGATGTAATTGATAGAAACATCTTAAAAGGTGATATTTTCTTACAACCAGCGAAAACTGCTGAATTCATTGTATTAGACTTTAGTGTATTACCAACTGGAGCAGCATTCCCTGAAGGATAATTTCGGATAGGGTATATTTATAGTAAATTAGGAGAAATAAATGGCACAATTATTAACACCTCAAGAAATAATGTTTACCAACTTTGAACCCAAAGTTGCTAACCGATTTATTATGTATATTGAGGGAGTTCCTGCGTATTTAATTAAAGCAGCAAATAGGCCTGAACTACAACAAAATAGAATAACAATTGACCATGTCAATGTTAAGAGATATGTAAAGGGTAGGTCTGAATGGCAGGAATTAACCATTACACTTTATGACCCGATTGTTCCATCTGGCGCACAAGCCGTTATGGAATGGGTTCGCCTACATCACGAATCAGTAACAGGTAGAGATGGTTATTCTGATTTTTATAAAAAAGAGATTACATTTAATTCATTAGGGCCGGTTGGCGATAAAGTTGAAGAATGGACATTGAAGGGGGCTTTTATTACTAGAGCCAAATTTTCAGATATGGATTATACATCAGATTCAGAATTAGCAAATGTGGAATTGGGATTATCCTATGATTACGCCGTACTACAATATTGATTAATTTTTCGGATTGTAAAAAATATAAATTGAAAAATGTGAACCCCCCAATTTTGGGGGGTTTTTGTTTTATTAAAAATATCTCAATTCTGTATTTATATATAAAGGAGAAAAGTTATGAGCCAAAATCTAACGGATGATTATCAACAAAGTAATAAAGAGGTTGTAGATAGTATTAAACAAGCCTACGAAACCCAAAAACTAAAAGAGCACAATTTTCCAACTGAAGTTATAGAATTACCTTCACGGGGTTTAATTTATAGTAAGGATAACCCCCTATCATCAGGTAAGGTGGAATTAAAATATATGACTGCAAAGGAAGAGGATATTTTAACTACCCAATCTTACATCAAAGATGGTTCGGTGTTGGATAAGCTATTCCAATCGCTTATTGTATCAAATGGTAATGGTGAGCCTATTAAGTATGTTGATTTATCAGTAGGTGATAAAAACGCAATTATGATTGCAAGCCGCATCTTAGGTTATGGTAAAGATTATGAGGTTGAGATTACCGACCCATTTACAAATAAAAAACAAAAAGAGAGTATTGATTTAACTCAATTTGAAAATAAACCATACGATGGTTCGGCTCAGGTGGAATTAAACAAAAACGAATTTGAGTTTGAATTACCCGCTTCAAAACGCAAGATTACTTTTATGGCAATGACAGAATCAAAGGAACGAAAAGTAAAATATGATTTGGAAGAATTAAAAAGGGTTAATAAAAAATTGAAGGATGATGTTTCACGAGAACTGACTACAAGATTAAAAACAATAATTCTTTCAGTTGACGGGGAATACAACCAACAAAAAATAAATCACTTTGTAGACAATGAGTTATTTGCAAGAGATTCAAAGGAGCTAAGAAAATATATAAATGAGGTTACACCTGATATAAACTTGATGTATGAGTTTATTTCCGATGAAACCGGGGAGAGGAGGGAAATCAGTCTACCTATGGATGTTTCCTTTTTTTGGCCATCAACCTGAGTATAGAAAGTTATTACATTCCCAAATCTTTGATTTAATATATCACGGCAATGGTGGATTCACCTGGTCTGATGTGTATAATATGCCTGTGTGGATGAGAACTTTTTACATAACCAAAATTATTGAGTTTAAGAATGAGGAAAAAAAGGCACATGATAAAGAGGCTGCAAGAATAAAATCGCAAACAAGAAAAAGATAGTATGAGATACCCAATAGGAATATTGGGTATTTCTATATTTATATTATATCAATTAGGGATAACTATGAAAATAAAAGTATCTAAACTTAGAGAAGTGTTTAAAACACAGGGATTAAGTGAAAATATTGTAACCGATTTTATTAAATTTCTTATTAGAAAGAAAAAAGAGCGGGAATTAGAAAAAATAACAAATGATACCGAATATCAGGCTATTCTAAAAAAATATAATATTAAACCAGTAGATTGGGATAAAAATTTTACTTTAGATGATTTACCCGCTTTTAGAAAAAAATAAAAAGTGTTCATAAATGGCTAATAAAGATACTCAAAACCGAATAGATGCATTAGTAACTGAAGAAAAACTTCAGAACAATATTGCAGATGTATTGACATCCAAACTTAACTTACGAACAAAAGAAGGTAAAATTGCAAAAGAATTAGCAGCTGATTTGAAATCTCAAACGGGTGTTGAAAACAAATTAGAAAAAATTCTTGAAAAAAAGCAAGAATTATTAGAAGGTGGGCTAAAATTATCTAAAAATAAAGCACAGTTATTATTAAAAGAATTAGAAACCGCTGAAGAACTTTTAAAAATAGAAAAAAAACGCGCTGATAAAACTGCTGAAATAAAAGAGTTACTAGATGGTACAAAAGACAGTCTTTTAGAAAGTCTTGGATTATCCAAAGAAATGTTTAAAAATGGAGTAATGTTTGGTCTCGGAATGCTTGCAGCTAAAAAAGGTGCTGAAATGCTTACAGCGGCATTTGATTCAACAGTTGGTCAAGCTAAAGAAATGTATAAAACTTTTGGAGCGAGTGTAAAAGAATCCGCGAGAATTGGTATGGAAGTTGGAAAAGCAAGTTTTTCTATGACCGGGCTTATTTATGGTGGTGAAGCTGTGGCTCAATCCGCCAGCGATATAGCAAATTATTTCAATAGTACGGCCACAATTTCATCTGATACATTAAAAAATGTTACTGAATTAAGTGCTTTAATGGGAGATGGTGCGGGTGCTGTAAGGATGAATACTATATTAAAATCTGTTGATGATAAAGCCATAGATATAACAGATAATATAAAAGATATTGCTACTAAATCGGGAGTTACCGCCGCATCTGTATTTAAAGAAATGGATAAGCAAGCCGGAAAATTACTTGGTAAATCTGAAAAAGAAATTGAGATAATAGCAAAACAAACAGCTGCAATGGTAAAACTTGGTGTTACTAAAGAAAATTTGGCGACTGTTTCTGAAAGTGTATTGGATATAGAAAATAGTATTGCTGCTCAAAATAAAGCAAGATTGTTTGGGGTTGAGATGAATAGTCAAGCAATAAGAGATGCAGCTGTGGCGTATCAATATGGTGGTGGAAGTGCTGAAGATTTTGCTAAAGCAATAGCAGAGCAAGTTGGTTCTGCTGAAGAGTTTGGTAAAATGGCACCTGGAATTCAAAAAATATATGCAAATCAAATAGGTATGACAACCGATGAAATTACCGACATGCTTCTTAAACAAGAAGAATTAACAAAAAATACCGAAAAATATGGTAAAGATGGTGCTAAAACGGTCGCCAAAATAAAAGAAGGTTTTGGCGGAGCTAAATCAGCGATACTTGCCTCACTACCAGCTCTTGCACAATCAACAACATTTTTGAAAAATATGGGAATGGATACATCAAAATTAGGTGGGCTTTTTTCAAAATTAAACCCCGGTAATTTATTCAAAGGAATGCCAACACCTGATTTTAATTTTAAAGGTAAATCGGGAGCGGCACCACCAACACCCACACCAACACCAGCAGATACGGGGCCGGCTAAGGCTATGGGTGGTATTAACGCAACAAGTTTACTAAAAGGTGCTGCAGCAATGTTAGTTATGGCAGCCGCATTATTTGTATTTGCAAAAGCATTACAAGAATTTAATACAGTAGAACCTGAATCTCTATTAAAAGCAGCTGGAGCTTTATTAATTTTGGGTGCTGCTTTATATGGTCTTAGTGTTTTACTAGCACCATTAGCAGCTAGTGGTATTTTATATATGGTGGCTGCTGGTATGATGGCAATGGGAGCCGCTGTATTTTTAGTTGGGGCTGGTATGAAATTATTTTCAGAAGGAGTGGCAACTTTAGGTGGTGCATTGCCAAATATGGTAAAACCATTAATGCAATTATCACAAATAAACTTTTTACCAATATTAGGATTGGCAGCAGCTTTGGGTGTATTAGCAGTAGCTTTATTAGCAGTTTCCGTAGCTGGTTTAATGGCATTACCTATATTAGCTGGTATTGGTTTAATAGCGGGAGGCTTTGGTTTATTGGGTGGTGGTGAGGATGATGGCGGTTCAACAGACAGAACTGGTGAGTTGATTGATGAAATAAAAGGATTAAGAGCAGATATTAAATCTCAACCAATCAATGTTGTCTTAAATGGTAAAATTGTTGGTGAAATAAACAAAGGTTCTCGTGCAATTAATAGTTATGTAAACAAGTAATTGGGGATGAATAATGGCATTAACTGAATTAAAATCAGATTTATCAAAGTTTAGAAGGCCTATTGAAAGACCTATAATAGAGAACCAGTCGGTTGAAATAAATCGTAAGAGTAATCTTACACCCATTTCTAACTTATCAGCTGGAATAACATCTCCAGCTCCTTTGAAAGAAACGCCTACAAAAAGTGTAGTAACACCAAAACCATTTGATACTACTGAAAAGTTTAAAGGCCAAACAACTCCAAATAACTTTGAGTTTTCTCCTGAATTTACAACCCCAAAATTAAGTAATGTTGATTTCTTTCCAAACACCAATGCAGATGGGTTTTCGGCCCGAATGAGAGAATCTCGTTTTAATTTTTCATCGTTGAGTTCACCAACTCCAATGACATTGGAAGGAAAGTTTTTGGGAGAGACTGACCCAAATAGATTAAGTTTAGAATCTAAATTTTTAGGTCAAACAACACCAACTCCAGTAGATAATACTGAAAAGTTTAAAGGGCAGACAACGCCAAATGAGGTAGATGATACTGAAAAGTTTAAAGGACAAACAACCCCAACTAACTTTGCATTTACACCACAATTTACAGCTACAACTCCAACTAACTTTACATTTACACCACAATTTACAACACCAAATTTAAGTAATGTAGATTTTATACCAAATATAGATGCGAAAGGGTTTACTTCCAAAATAAAACAAGTTCCATCTCAGTTTGTTGATATTAATCGTGACCAAAGTATTTTTACGGAAAGAACTCTTAATTCAAAATTGGGATTAGTAAACTTTTTTCCAAATGATGACGGGGTAGGTTTTACTAAAAACTTTGTTGATAAAACAAAATCACAATTTACAGGTATTAGTGGAGAAACATTTACATCTCCCAAAGTAACCTTTGGTGGTGATTTTGGACTTTCATTTTTGCCAGGAAATAAAATAAAATTAGAAGGCTCTGCTGCAAAGTATTATAGTACAGGTAATCAAAAGTGGCAGCCTGGCGGTAAACGATACGAAGATAACTATGTGAGTATTGGTGATTTATTAATAAGAGAAAACTCACCATCATACTTAACGAAAATATATGGTCAATTTAATTTACAAGATGATTCTTTTAACCCATACCCCTTATTTTTCAGACAACCTTTTATTTTAAGGGGAATACAAAGAAAAAACAAAAAAGAACCTCAAAAGTGGGGATTTGAGACTCCTATAAATTCTATTGCAGGAATTGATTTAATTAGAGGTGGTGTATTAGCATCTACCGAAAGAGCGTTGGTGGATGTTGCGAGAATAAGTAAATTTTTACTATCACCAAAAGGATTGGTTTGGTCTGTAATGCAGCTTGGTATGCAGAGAACAAATACATATAATAAGTTTTGGTCTCCTGAAAAATTATTAAAAACTGTGGCTCTTCAACATACTGGTTTACGGAGTAAACGACATGGTATTGATGGCATACCTTTTAGTAGTGTTGACCCGATAACCTATAAGATACCAATTTTGGGTGGATTTAAAACTAAATTAGAACTTTTCAGAAAAAACCCCGAGCTTTTTTCCGCTTTGGGCACCGGATTTAAATCAATTATATTTTTAGGACAAGATGGTGGTCCTGAAAGTATATATGGTGTTGGTAGATCGGTAACTCGTACATCAACCAATACATTTAGTAATTCTGAAAAAACATATGGAGATAATGAGGCTGATTATGTTCAAAAATATAACCCATTTTTTAAAAGTGTTAAAAAACTTCCAATACCAAAACCAAAAAGTAAATTAGCAAAACTTGGACTTAAAGTTGCCCAAGCTGCTGCTCGGGAGGAGGGTATAAAAATTGAAAAAATACCTCAAAAAGTTTCAATACCATTAAATCCAAACAAAGACTTTGAAAATACTTACGGAAAAGAGTTTGGTCTTATTGCGTATAATCTTGGGGGCAGTTTAAAGACATCTGAAGATTTAAAAAAGCTTGGGCTTTTAAATGAAATAATTAACTTTAATTATTCTTCTCAACAAATAGATAATTTTGGAAAAAGTTGGTTTGAAAACAAAGATGGTAATACAAATACACATTTTAAACAAAATTATTCATCAATTCTAAATCAAGAAGGTAACATTATCGAGTTTGGTTTTGATAATATCAATAAAGGTACAAATACATACGGGATATCAGTTCCAATCAACGATGATGAATTATTAAAATTTGGGGTTACATCTCAAAAAGATACTTATGGTAAATATAATGACTCTAACTCATTTGAAGATACATACGGAAAATCAGTTCCAATCAACGATGATGAATTATTAAACTTTGGATTAAGTGCAAAATCGTATGATGAGGGTAAAACTCCTGCATCTGGATATGAGCAAATGTGGGAAGGTGATAATTACGCATCTAATAAATTAAAAGTAGTTGGTGGTGAGGAAATTTTAAATTATAATCAAATACGAGAATTTGCCAATGATGCATCAATAACCAAAACATCTTTCAATGATTTTAGGTCTAAATACAATCAAACCCCAAAAACCGGAACTAAAATAACAAAATTAAAAGATAAAATAACGGGATATAGTCCCAACTATTATACTGAAAAAAATATAGAGAGAAGAGTAGGACTTGGTAATTATGATAATTCAATTGGCCAAGAGCAAGAGGGTGGGGATTATCCCGACCTTATAAAACTTTCATTTACAACTGATGGGGTGGGAACAATACAATTCAGAGGAACTGTTAATTCAATAAGCGAAACATTTACACCCAATTGGACAGAAATTAAATATAGTGGAAGAGCCGAAAACGCATACTTGTATGATACATTTGGTAGAGAATTAAACTTTGGATTTAGAGTTTACGCATATTCTGTGAGCGAACTTAAACCAATGTGGGTAAGATTGGAAAAATTGGGGAAAATGACAATGCCCACCTATGTAAGTTCTGGTTATCGTGGAAATATAACAAAGTTCACATTAGGAACTATGTATAAGAATTTTCCTGCACTAATTTCATCCTTACAATACGCAGTTCCTGATGAATTTACTTGGGAGATTGGATTAAATGAAGGTTCTAAAGGTAATGAACTCCCAATGGGTGTAGATGTTACAATTGGATTAAAGTTATTAGGTAAAAAGCTACACTCAACAGAAAATACACCAATATACGATTACATACAATAAACCAACACTATGAACAGATACAATACACCAAATAGATTATCAACCGATAGTGGGAAAAAATACTATCCAACTTTTAGATATCCAACGATAGTAGAAAAAACAACCGATGTATATATTATAGGTTCTTTTTCAGATAGATTAGATAATTTGGCATACGCATATTATAAAGACCCAACCTTATGGTGGATAATCGCAGAGGCAAACAATATCGGAAAAGGAGACCTGTTAGTGCCTGTGGGGAAACAAATAAGAATACCAACTGAAATAACATCTATCATAGAAGAATATAGTGTATTAAATAATTTATAGTTATGAGTAAATTAGAGAGTAAATTACAATTTGGAACTAAGCCTGTAAATCGTGATGTATTTTATAGTAATGGGTTGGATGAATCCGCATCTAAAATTGTCGCAGAAAGACGGGCATACGCCATATTTCGTTCTACTGGAAAAGGGCAATGTAATGCAACAAAAGCAGTAATTGAATCGGGTGGTGTAAGAACACAACCCTATGAAAATATTTTAAGTGGGCCAAGATTAGTTCCACCACCATCCTTAACATCAGTTGATTGGTCATCCGATGGTGCAAACGATATTTACGATGCGTTTCTATGGAAAGCTACTGTTAGTTTTACTTGCTACAGTCCTGAACAATTTAATAGTTTTGATAGAGGATTTTTTCAACACATGAATGATGTTGAATTAGAATTGGGTTGGATAAATGGTGAAAAACCAATAACAATTCGTGGTAAAATTGTGGATTTTCAATTTAGTGTAAATGAAAAATTACATTATGATTGTTCGGTTACATTTGCTGGTGCTGCAATAGAAGCGGCCGCAGCATTTGATTTAAATTTAAAAACCCCAAATGACAAATACAGTGTAACTACTAGTACCAAAGGTCCGGTATTTCCACAATCTATAGTGGGTTTTTTAAAGGCACAATCTATTCTAAAGTTTAAGGATAAAAAACTTGCAGCAGGAGATGCAGACGGAGATGGTTCATTTGGTGTTGCAAATTTTAATACAAACGATACAAGTTGGTTATTTTGGCAAAAACAAAAACTAGTTTATTATGTTTCTTTATCAAAATTAATTGAAACAATTAATGATAATTTAGTAAAAACAAATGGTTTTGAGGGTATATTTAAAAATATTAAATCTATTGCATTAGCAACGACAATTACAACAAAAATAAAATCAGCAAACCCAATTTCAGTTTTAAATCAAGGTAGTCGTGGTGTATCTGCTAACTATGCTGAAGGTGCAAACTTTGGTTGGGACGGCAGTGGTGTGATGTATTTTATATCATTTGATACATTAGAAAAAATAGAAAAAGAATTAATAGATGATAAATCTGATAATCCACATCCTACCAAAAATACACTTATTCAATTTATTAAACGTGTTTTGGATGAAATAAACTCATGTTTGGGTGAATCTATTAAATTGGAAATGATACCATATGGTCAATCTGGTGAATCTACTAAACATGGATATGAAATAGTTGATAGAAAAACTATCATAAAAAAAATTAATGCTACTGATGTTAATCCATTAGATAAGACTGCCAAAATAAGAAATATAAGTGTCCAATCAACAATTGATTCTGAAATAGCAGCTATCGCCCTATCATCCGCTCAAAGTGGTAAAGGACTCGGAATGGTTCAAGGTGTTTTTGGGTGTAAGCCAGCTTTACCAAATATTAGTAAAGATCAGCAAGAATTAGCAAATATGTATGCATCATTTGCAGAATTAGATGAAACTATATTAAGTGATTGTATTCAGACTTTGAAAAAAATATGCAATTTTAAAATACCCCAACAAATTGGGTATAAATATGGAGTAACCATTACTCTTACTGTTGATGGGTATAGCGAATATCTTTTTGGACAAACATTTAGAGTTGAAGGGCTACCATCAATGCTAACTAAAGCAAATGTTTATTTTATTGTTTTAAAGCAAGGACACAAATTTTCAAATGGTGATTGGACAATGGATTTAGAAGGACAGATGATGTTTGATATAAGTGATGGTGCTAAACCCATACCGGGAATTGACCCAACAGATGGTAAAAGACCCATACTTACTGAAGATCAGAGTGAAGAGGCTGCTCCTGCCGCCGGTGGGATTTTTAATAGTTTTTAGATAATATTTAATAATATGGCAAGAAAAAAACTATATTATGTACCAGGTGATTCCGTATCAGGCATTTCATTACAAAAACAATGGATGTTTGAGGATGGTAAAGAATATATTGGCCCATATCATCAATATAAAAGTACGGGGGAGGTATATACTGAATCCACCTATTTAAATGGTGTATCAAAGCCACTCATCCCCTATAAAAATTTGGGTGATACAAACAATAAAAATATATTTGAATATAATAAACTAACAAACGATAGTTTTAAGGATAGATACAAAACACCTATACCAATTACACCCACACCTACAGCAGAAGATTATAATCGTGGTTATATGATAAGGTATATTGTTTCTCAGTTTAATTACCCAAACATATACGAAGTTTCCCAAAAAAATTTTGGAGAATTGGATAATTCTTTGTATATTAAGAAAGAATTTAGGTGGAAAATTGAAAAACCATTTGTAAGTGATGGGCGTGTAAAGGAGATGAATAAAAAGGTTATTTCTATCCTAAAATCTGATATACCACAAATTGACAGGTTTTTAACCAATCTAACCCAGTTCTCCCAATAGTGTCCAATAAATTGGACAGTTTTCGTGGGTTTAGAGCAAAATGTGGATAACTTTAATGAAAATTTAATCTAAAAGGTTTGGAAATATGGGGTTTCTTTCGTATCTTTACTATGTAAGATGATTGAGAAACTAACTCCCACACTATGAAAAAATATTGGAAAAAATTCAAAGTCCCATTTTATTCGCAACTCCTTTTCGCCCGTAGGATGAAAGCGCTTGGTTACAAAGTAACAAAGACTGAGGGTGGGTTGCTTAGTTCAGTTTATCGTGTTTCGGGCTACAATATTGAAGTTCTCTATTTGTAATATCAAATTTCTTTTGTATATTTGTTGAATGATTTTTAATGAAATCTCAACCACCCTGTCTGCGGACAGGGTTTTGGTGTATCCAATATATAGTTCTTTGAGCAAACACTCTGCTCAAACGGAATTATCTTGCCTATTCATTTCCGATGGGGAGATTGATTGCTGTATCAACTACAAAAACTTGGATGTAGAACCATTTGGTGGGGAATTAGACTTGAGTAGATTTAAGAAGGTATTTGTGGTAGATTTGAAATCGTTTTTATATCACTACAAAACTGATAATCTTTATGATTTACAAGCATACTTATTTCATTTGGGATTAGAATATAGTGTAGATGAATTACCAATCCACAATGTTTTCAGACGAAGGGGGATTCCAAAGGTAGGAGATTTAATACCTATACTAAAACACTATGAGTTCTTTGGTGAATGGAAAAAGTTATTTAAATCAACCAATGTAGAACCTACAAAATTTTCTACACTATACCCACACTCACTTTATAATATAGAAAAGAATGGATTTCAATCCAAAGATGGGTTGGAAATGACACACTATAATTTTTTAACATCCACCTCCCGCCCTTCCAATGCTTTCAATGGTATTAATTACGCTGCATTGAAAAAGGGGGATGATACCCGAAGCAGGTTTATATCCCGATTTGTTGGGGGTAAGTTATTCAGTTTTGATTATGATGGGTATCACATCCGATTAATTGGAGGTTTAATAGGAAGCCCTATACCAATAGACATGTCCGCTCACAATTGGTTAGGTCAACAGTATGGAGTACCTATGGAGCAAGCAAAACCCATAACCTTTAGACAACTCTATGGTGGGGTGCAGGATGAGTATAAACACATACCATTCTACGAATCGGTTTCTATTATAATTGATAAGTTATGGAATGAGTATTTGTTTAATGCTGGGGTTGAAACACCAATATTTAAACGGCTTATTAGAAAACTGCCGGAAATGAACAAAAATAAACTATTTAACTATATTTTACAAGCATTAGAAACGGAAAGAAACATACTTATTATAAATAAACTAAGTAAACAATTAGAGGGTTATAAATCAGTACCTGTTCTTTACACTTATGACTCAATCCTATTTGATGTATCCGAAGATGAAATAGATACATATCCACAAAAGGTAAAAGAGATTATGGAGTGGGGTGGATATCCTGTAAAGGTAGAGGTTGGAGATGATTATAAGAATATGTTTACCATATAATAAAGATATTTATACTTATGAAGAATGATAGTTTTAAAGATAATATACTGAATGAAATAACCCAACTTACTTGGAATGAAATAAGGGGTGAACTCACAAACCCACATAGTGTAAAATCTATAAATGCGATTACTCATGTAATAGAGGAATTGTATGGTAGTGATATTGCTTATGAATTTCGTAAAAGTTTGTTAGAGCAATCCCCAACACCTCCAACGGAAGAAAAGCCTAAGGAGGAAAATCCGTTAGAAAAGGATTTAGATGCGATTAAGATTGGTATGATGACCGATGTTGAAAAAGAAGCATATCTGAAAAAGAAGCGGGAGATGGAACAATCGGGTACAATGGACTTAGAAGAAGATATTATATCTGAAGCAAGTTTTATGAAGCCGGAATACAAAGCAGGTCATCAAATATTTTTAAAAGGGAGTAAAGGCCCCAAATGGGCGCCTAACTTAAAAAATGGGGATGTTTTGACTATATTAGATGATGACCCGTCTGTTAAAACATATGGTTCTGGTGATTTTGTAAAAACTCTTCAATTACCAAATGGTACTAAAGTAAGAATTGCTACTTCAAATGTGGGTGGTGGTAGTCCTGAACTTTTTAATCACTTAACGGGTGGTGGTCCTTCGCCAAAGGGAGAAGATTGGGAAGCGTTAATAATATGTGCGTATAACGGTATTGATGAAAGTTCTAAAGAGTGGGCACGAGCTCAAGTATATTGGTCTACTTATGGTGAAGATGCTAAAAAAATAGCGGATGTGTTTAGGGGTATTATAAAATCTAATAAATTATCTCAGTTGGGTTCTGCTACCGCAGCAATTAATTCTGATTGGGGTGGAACTGATAAAACACCAAAAACCGATATATTAGGTAATAGTAATGAAAAAATTTCCTTAAAAAAAACAGGTGGTTCTCAGTTGATGAGTGCCGGTCCCAAAGAGTCTATTGCAACATTTAATGCCGCAATTAAAATGGTCGGAGAAAATCAACCCACATTATTAAAATCATTTTTGGATACATTAGAGCAAAAAATGGGAAAAATGACGGAAAAAGGTACAATTACCGCATTAGAAAAATTGCGCGATAGTGGTGAAACTTTAACCCCATCACAAGAAAAAGCAATAGCTGAAATGGAAAAATTACAATTGAATGCAAAAGAACTAACAAATGATATGCAGTCAATTTTTAAAGATATTTACTTTAAAACATGCTTTTGTTTTGAAGCAGCGACAGGAACTAATAAATTTTCAGATAAAAATGCTGTTGCGAATCAGTTAATAGAATTTGACCCATCGGGCAAAGTTACCGCTCATTTAAAAATGGATAGTATAAATGATGCAAAACCATTAGCATCTAAAAATTCATTTTATGTAGCATTCAAAACATCTGGTGCTAATCCACAAGCATCATTGGTATTAAGGTCAAAACAACTTTCAAAATCAAAATTAATTGAAAATATAACATTTAGAGATATTATAAATGAAGAGTTTTCAAAATCTAAACTTGGGAAAACTATTTTAATAGAAGCTAGTAAACAAAGAATCGATGAATTTGCATTATTTAATAATTTGGTAAAAGGGTTTAAAAATGTTACTACTAAAATAAAAAAACAGGTTGAAGATATATTGCAAACTATAATGGATAGAGTAAAAGAAGCAATATCATACATTAAAAGTCTTGGTGGAAAAATGTTTGATGCGATTATGAATTTTTTAGGATTTGAAGTTTCTGATGTTATGATAAAATCTTCTGGTCCATTTGCATTGGTAAAATAACTTACGGAGCTATGAGTGAAAACACAATTACTGATAACATTTACAACCGAACCTAAATGCGATTCTGATTTAGGTACTATAAAAACTGGATTTACTCTTTTCAGTAAGAAGATATTCGTATTGACTTTAGAGAATTCAGAAGAGTTGGTTATCAGCTACAATATCATACCATCACCATCATCAAAATTTTTACCAAATACAATTATGGTTCATAGAAAAAGAGAAACAAACACCTTATATACGATAAACGCCCTTAACAGGCTTATTCAATCGTTAAATGGTGGTATCTTAGATAAAAACTATATGTTGAATTGGGATGATTATAAAAATGGGGTATTATTAACCTCTGATGATAGTTTTAAATTCATGCGAACTACTATTTATAGAGTAGAGAATTTAGATTAAAAAAAATAAAAAATAATTTTTTTGAAAAAACATTTGGAATTGTCAACTAAATGTTGTATATTAGTGACTATAATTTTTGTTTAACCTATTAAAAAATGGAGTAATTATGGCAATTGACTTAAATGCAATCCGAAACCGTTTGAATTCACTTCAAACAAAAGTACAAAAGACTGATACCTTATGGAAACCGAATCCAGGTAAGCAGCAAATCCGATTAGTGCCTTATGTGCACAACAAAGAAAACCCTTTTATTGAGTTGTATTTCCACTTTGATTTTGGTGGTAAGACGATTCTATCACCCATTTCTTTTGGTGAGAAAGACCCTATCGTTGAATTTTCAGAGCAATTGAAAGCAACAAAGGATAGGGAAGATTACAATCTCTCTAAAAAATTGACACCAAAGATGAGAACTTATGTTCCTATTTTGGTAAGAGGTGAGGAATCAGAGGGTGTAAAATTTTGGGGCTTTGGTAAGCAGGTTTACCAAGAAATCCTTGCGTTCTTCGCAGACCCAGATTATGGTGATTTGACCGACCCGATGAGTGGTAGGGATATCACTGTAGAATTCAAATCAGCTGCAGAGGTTGGTAAATCTTATCCTGAAACATTTATTAGGGTAAAACCAAATACCACACCTATGACTGAAGATAAGAATATCGTTCAGTTGGTAAAAAGTCAGGCTGATTTAACAACCATTTTCAAAAGACATACCTATGACGAGTTGAAGGCTATGTTGGAGGTTTGGTTGGAAACTGGTGAGGTAAAAGAAGAAGCAAAAGCAGAACAACCTGCAGTTGTAGAATCCACACCAACAACAACGAAAGCTAGTTCAGTAAAAGAAGCATTTGACGACCTTTTTAACGATTAATCAGTATGAGTAAACCTAAAGTAGATATAGTTCGTGATGAGCTGTCTACCATACTCGCTGATAATCTTAATAAGAAATTCAAATCCCAACACAAAGTAGCTTATTATTTAGATGGTTCAGAGCAGACACCCACCGACTTAGACGAGTGGGTGTCTACTGGCTCTGAAATGTTAGATTTGGCTATTTCAAACCGAACCAATGGTGGTTTGCCTGTTGGAAGAATTTGCGAAATTACAGGGCTGGAAGGTAGTGGTAAATCGTTAGTAGCGGCCCACTCAATTGCGGATACGCAAAAGAGGGGTGGATTGGGTGTGTACATTGATACTGAAAACGCACTTAATCAGGAGTTTTTGGCAGCGATTGGTGTTGATTTGAAAAAGATGTTGTATGTTCCATTGGAAACGGTGGAAGATATTTTTGAAGCAGTTGATTCAATTATTGATTCGGTAAGAAAATCCGATAAAAAGAAATTGGTTACAATTGTAGTGGATTCCGTAGCAGGTGCATCAACAAAGGTTGAGATTTCAGCTGATTATGACCAGGCGGGATACGCAACTCAAAAAGCAATTATCATTTCAAAAGCAATGCGTAAAATCACCAACTTAATTGGTAGAGAAAGAATCACTCTTATCTTTACAAATCAATTAAGGACCAGGATGGGGGTAAGCTTTGGCGACCCGTGGACTACATCTGGTGGTAAAGCAATCGCATTCCATTCAAGTTGTAGAATCCGTTTGAAACAAATGGGTCAGTTAAAAGCAAAAGTTGGTGGCGTGGAACAGGTGATTGGTATTAAAACCCGAGCACAGGTTATTAAAAACCGAATGGGCCCACCATTACGCTCAATTGATTACGATATTTACTTTGATAGTGGTATTGATAACTTAGGTTCTTGGTTAGAAATGATGAAAAACTATAAGTTAGCCAATCAAAGTGGTGCGTGGTATACTTGGGTGGATAACGAAACTGGTGAAGAAATAAAGTTTCAAGCAAAGAATTTTCCTGATATTCTTCAGACTCGTCCTGATGTGAGGGAAAAAATCTACAACGAAATTTGTAATTCTTACATTCTTTCGTACAAAGAAGCATCCGATGAAGCAAATGTTGATAATATAGAACTATCCGATTTTGATGACTAAGAATTACAAAGATTTGTTGAGTAAGTTGGGACAAGAAAACCAACAGGTTTTAAATCAAAACTTAAATGATAAAGTCCTTATCATTGATGGGTTGAATATGTACATCCGAGTTTTCGGAGCAGTCCCTGCTCTCAACGATGATGGTGAACACTGTGGTGGTATAACAGGCTTCCTGTTATCCGCCGCAGCCACTATTAGAAATTTGAACCCTACTCGTGTTATCATTGTATTTGATGGTAAGGGTGGTTCGCATCGGAGGAAAAAAATGTACTCCGATTATAAAGGTGGTAGAACAGGCCTTACACGACTGAATAGATTGCAGGGATATGAAGATATAGAGGACCAGCAGGAATCTATGCGTAAGCAATTCATTCGTTTGTATGAGTATCTTCAAAACCTACCCGTAACTCTTTTACAGGTAGATTATGTAGAAGCAGATGATTTGATGGCTTGGATGGCTAACCACTATTTTAAAAATGAGGTGATATTACTATCATCTGATAAAGATTTTTTACAATTGGTGAATGAAAGAATTAAGGTTTATTCACCTATCAAAAAAATAATGTACGATGAATCAATTGTCAAAGAGGAGTGGGGTGTAATGCCTCAAAACCTTATTTGGTATAGGGTTATTATGGGCGATTCATCGGATAACATTAAAGGTGTGAATGGGATTGGTAAGAAAACTATTTTAGGTAAAATGGATTTCTTAAACGATGGGGAGTTAGATTATAATGAGTTTATCACTGGAATTAAAGAACGGTGCGATGATAAACTATCAAAAAAATTATTGGAATCAGTAGAAACCATAGAATTAAACTACGATTTGATGCAATTAAAATTACCTGAAATATCAACATCAATTATTTCAAATACGAGAGATATTTTAGATAATCATCATCCAAAGTTAAATTTATTGGAGTTTAAAAAAATGTTTATGTATGATAAGTTATATACTGCTTTTGCGAATGTAGATTCGTGGTTAAGGAATAGTTTTATGAGATTGGATAATCTTTTAAAAAATAATTTTGAAAAAACCAAATAAGGTTGTATATTAGTATCATATGGAAAAATTTGGAAGTAAATTTGGAACGGGGTTTCAAACTAAAATCTTATCCGCTTTATTATCGGATATGGTTTTTAGTAGGCAGATATACGATATACTAAAACCGCAGTATTTTGACTCAGAAGCCTCTGAGTGGTTGTGTAAAACGATTTTAGAGTACATAGATACCTACGAATCCAAACCAACATTAGATGTTCTTAAAACGAAGATAAACCCTATTGAGAGGGATATTCTAAAAACATCAGTAATAGATACCTTAAAGCAGGTTTGGCGGGATTTAGAATCAGATGATTTAGATTATGTAAAAGAAGAAACTTTAAACTTTTGCACAAATCAATCACTTAAACAAGCTATCTTAGATTCAATACCACTTTTAGAGCAGGGTAAGTATGATAAGATAAAATCAACCATTGATACTGCTATGAAAGCAGGTCAACCAACGAATGTTGGGCATGAGTATAAGATAATGATAACTCAAAGGTATGAAGATTTAGCAAGAAATCCAATACCAACTGGGTGGGATGTTATAGATGAAATTACACAGGGTGGATTTGGAATGGGTGAGTTAATAATATTCGCAGCACCGCCTGGTATTGGTAAATCCTGGTCATTGGTTAATGTTGCGGCAAACGCTGTTAAGGGTGGTAAGACCGTAGTGTATTATACATTGGAATTATGGGAGGCATGGGTGGGGCAACGATTTGATTCCTTTTTCACTGGGATACCTATACCTAACCTAAAGTACAATATGGAAGAGGTTGAAAGGGTGGTAGGCTCGCTAAAGGGTGATTTGGTTATTAAAGGGTTTAATTCAGGTACTGCTGGTTTGAATGCTTTAAAAGCGCATATAGATAGGATGATACTGCAGGGTAAGAAGCCTGATGTAATTGTGGTGGATTACGCTGATTTGTTAAAAGGTTCTGCTAAAGAAAAAAGGTACGAGGTTTTGGAAGAGTTGATAGTGGATTTAAGGGGTATGGCAGGGGAGTATGGTGTTCCATTATACACAGCCTCACAAATTAATCGTAGTGGTGCTGAGCAGGATGTAATTACGGGAACATCAATTGCAGGTTCTTTTTCCAAATTGATGACCGCTGATTTCGTAGTTTCATTAAGTAGGAAGATTGATGATAAGTTAGCGGGGACGGGGAGATGGCATGTTATTAAAAACCGATTTGGACCCGATGGAATGACATTTCCTTCTAAAGCTAATTTTTCAAATGGGCAAATTTTGATATACAATGATAATTCTATTGATGGTCAAAACACCCAAAAAGAGATGAAAGATGGGGGAACTTTGGTAAGAAAAAATTTATTACAAAAATACAAAGATATGAAAGGTGATATTGGGTTTTAAAATGTATTTATATTTACACACAAAATTTTTAGGAGATTATTATGGGATTATTTGAAGAGAGAATACCGTTTAAACCATTTGAATATCCAGAATATTATACTGATGGATGGCTACCCCAAATGCAGGCTTTTTGGTTACATACCGAAATTCCGATGCAAGGGGATGTGAAGGATTGGAAAGAAAATTTAAAGAAGCATGAAAAGAATTTAGTAGGTAATATCTTATTAGGGTTCGCTCAAACCGAATGCGCTGTTTCTGATTATTGGACAGGGATGGTTACAAAGTGGTTTCCAAAACATGAGATACGGCAGATGGCTATGGCGTTTGGTTCGCAAGAAACAATCCACGCAACTGCGTATTCTTATCTTAATGAAACATTGGGATTAGAAGATTTTGCTGCATTTATGCATGAGCCGGAAATCAAAGAAAAATTTGAATTCCTAACACAAGTATCAGCAAATTGGACACCTGAAGAGTTACAAACAAACCCAAAAGCAAGAGCAGAGGTAGGCCGTAGTTTGGCAATCTTTTCAGCGTTTGCAGAGGGAGTATCGTTGTATTCATCGTTTGCAGTCCTTTATTCATTTCAGATGAGAAACTTACTGAAAGGAGTAGGTCAGCAGATGAAATGGTCAGTTAGGGATGAATCTTTACACTCTAAAATGGGATGTGGGTTATTCAGGCATATGTGTGAAGAATTTCCTGAACTATTGGGTGAGGTAAGAAAAGATATAGAGTTTGCTGCAAAGTTGATGGTGGAGATGGAACTAAAGTTTATTGATAAGATGTTTGAGATGGGTGATTTAGAAAACCTATCAGCGGTAGATTTAAAAGAGTTTATAAAACAAAGAGCTAACGAAAAATTGGTTGAATTAGGTTATGACCCCATATTTGAGTATGATAAAGTTAGTGCAGGTAATTTAGAGTGGTTTTACCACCTTACGGGAGGATTGACTCATACTGATTTCTTTGCTATGAGGCCAACCGATTATAGTAAAGCAGGTGAAGGTGAAGATTGGGGTGATATATTTTAATTTAAGGATACGATGAATACAGCAGATAAAATAGCAGAAGAATTAGGATGGGAAAAAGAAGTTGATTACCCCGCTTGGGGACATACTGAAGTTTACCTAAAAACAATATCAAAAGGTTATGTTTTAGCAGGAGAGAAACCCAAAGATGCTTATTGGCGGGTATGTACTGCGGTAGCAAGGAGATTGGATAAACCACAACTTGCATCAAAGTTTTTTGATTATATATGGCGTGGTTGGTTAAACCTTGCTACACCTGTCTTATCAAACACGGGGACAGATAGGGGATTACCTATTTCCTGTTTTGGTATTGATGTGGGTGATTCTATTCAAGAAATTGGGCAGAAGAATTTAGAAATGATGTTACTTGCGAAGCATGGTGGTGGTGTTGGTATTGGTATCAATATGATAAGACCTGCGGGGAGCAAAATCACTGGAAATGGAACATCCGATGGTATTGTTCCATTTTGTAAAATATTTGATTCTACAATCCTTGCAACAAATCAGGGAGCAGTTCGTAGGGGAGCAGCATCAGTTAATCTAAACATTGAACATAAAGATTTTGAAGAGTGGTTAGAAATCAGAGAACCAAAGGGGGATGTGAATCGCCAGTCGCTTAATCTACATCAATGCGCAGTTGTTGGTGATAAGTTTATGCGTAAGTTGGAGGATGGGGATGAAGAAGCAAGAAGAAAGTGGGGTAAGTTATTGCAGAAGAGAAAAGCAACAGGAGAACCTTATATTATGTATAAGGGAAATGTAAACAAACAAAACCCGGAAGCATATAAGAAAAATGGGTTGAAGGTGTTTATGACCAATATTTGTTCTGAAATCGCTTTACACACCGATGAATCACATTCGTTTGTATGTTGTTTATCATCACTCAATCTTGCAAAATATGATGAGTGGAAAGATACTGATTTGATTTATACTGCTATCTGGTTTTTGGATGGGGTATTAGAAGAGTTCATTCAGAAAGCAAAGAATATGAGAGGATTTGAAAACTCGGTTCGTTCTGCTGAAAAGGGGAGAGCATTGGGATTGGGTGTTCTTGGGTGGCATACTTACTTACAACAAAGAGGTATTTCATTTGAAGGGTTGCCCGCTCAATTTGAAACGAGAAAGATATTCTCACAAATAAAGATTGAAAGCGAAAGAGCAAGTAGAGATTTGGCCAAAGAATATGGTGAACCTCTATGGTGTGTTGGAACTGAAATGCGGAATACCCACTTGAGGGCAATAGCACCGACGGTGTCTAATTCAAAGTTAAGTGGTAATATCTCACCGGGCATTGAACCTTGGGCAGCGAATGTATTTACGGAGCAAACCTCAAAAGGAACATTCATTCGTAAGAATCCTGAGTTGGAAAAGGTTCTTCGTAAAATTGGAATCAATAACAAAGAAACTTGGGATAAGATTTTAGAAGATGGTGGTTCGGTTCAAGGGATTGATGAGTTAGAAAAGTGGGGATTTTTGGGAAACAAACTAACAAACATTCAGGAGATGCCCGAAACTGTAATCCAAAGTAAAGAAGTTGATTGGGTAAAAGATGTGTATAAAACATTCAAAGAAATCAATCAATTAGAATTAATAAAGCAAGCTGGGATTAGGCAACAATACATTGACCAGGCCGTATCGTTAAATCTTGCGTTCCCATCACAAGCATCTCCAAAGTGGATAAATCAAGTTCACTTGGAAGCTTGGAAAGAAGGAATCAAAACTTTATACTATATGAGAACTGAATCAGTATTAAGGGGTGATATAGCAGCAAGAGCAACTGACCCAGATTGCGTTTCATGTGATGGTTGATAATAAATTAAAAAGGATTAAAAATGATAGAATATTGGTATTTTAGCGCAAAATGGTGCGCACCTTGTAAACAATTAGCTCCTATTATGGAGCAGGTATCTAAAACTATACCTGTAAAAAAGATTGATGTGGATTCGGAATCTGGATTAGCAAGTTCGTATGGAATTAGAAGCGTTCCAACGGTGATATTGATGAAAGATGGTTCAGAGTTCAAAAGAATTATTGGAGTAAAATCTTTAGGAGAATATTTGGCACTTTAAAAATTATTTTGTATATTTGTATAGTTATGAAAAAGCAATTAGAGCAGGTGAAGCAATTTCACGAGGTATATGGTCAGAAGTATTACAAAAGCCCAATGGTTCAATCGGATGAAATATGCGATTTGAGGTATAGGCTTGGTTTGGAAGAGTTAAACGAGTACAAAGAGGCAAATCAGAATGATGACCCGGTTGGTATTGCAGACGCTCTCACCGACCAATTATACATCTTATTAGGAACAATTCTACAACATGGGATGGGTGATATTATTGAGGATGTATTTGATGAAGTACATAGTTCCAATATGTCAAAGTTGGATGAAAATGGTAATCCAATTTATAGAGAGGATGGTAAAATCTTAAAAGGTCCGAACTATAGAAAGCCTGATATTGGAAAAATCGTTTATAAATTTTGGGAAGCAAAGAACTCACAAACTGAAATTCCTTTTAATGAGGAGATTTAATATGTTGTGTGGTGAATCTCATCCAAAACATAAACTTACGGAGGGGCAGGTAAAATCTATTCGTGAGTTGTGGAGTGTTGGACATAGAAACATCAGAGTCCTTGCAAGGAACAATGGTGTTTCACCTGCTAATATTCGTAAAATCGTTAAGGGTTATACTTGGAAACATATACTAACATGGCCTTATGAAAGTAGAGGGTAAAAACTATTCAGATGTATCCAAATTTTGTGTAAGGTTGATTAGTAAATCGGTGGCAAAGGAGATGATTATAAAAAATCACTACAGCCACTTATGGACAAAAGTTAGTTACTCAATTGGTTTATTTTATTTAGATGAGGGGGAACACCAATTTTTCGGTGGGGTTAATGAAAAATTGGTGGGGGTTGCCTGTTATGGTGACCCAGTGGGTAGAAATTCTGGCACCTCCATATCCGAACTTTTAGAACGGACGGAGGTGCTGGAGTTGACCCGCTTATGGATTGAAGATGGGTATGGGTGTAATATTGAGAGTTGGTTTGTTTCTCAAACATTTGATTGGTTAAAGAAAAACACACCTCATATTAGGGCACTTATATCATATTCAGACCCGAAAGAAGGGCATTTGGGAACGGTGTATCAATCTACCAATTGGTTGTATCAGGGTAATAATTTACGATGGACTGATAGTTGGAGTTTTAGGTGGGATGAGGATGGTGATTGGTTTCATAGTAGAACATCGTTTGTTAGGTATGGAACAAATGACCCAAAGCAGATACAAAAGGTAATAACAAAACCATTTTGGATTCGGCGAGAGCCAAAGAAACATAGATATTTTTACATATTGGATAAAAAGAATAGGAAGAAAATACTGAATAGTATAAAACATCCCTTACAACCATATCCAAAGGTAAGTGAAATTATTACGGAAGAAATACACAAATTAGAACCTATATCAAATGAAAATTGAAGGTAAAGAATACTGTGATGTAAATCGTGTTAGGGTACATCCAATTGCTAAATCAACAGCAAAGGATATGATTGTAACCTATCACTATACCCACGCATGGACAATGTGCCGATACGCATTTGGGATATTTTATAGTGGTGATGAAAATGATGTATTTGGTAATTCAGAAAAGTTGATAGGATGCGCAATTTATGGGTTTCCCGTTGGTGCGAAAGCAGCAACCTCAATTTGTGAGGGGTTATCTAAAGATAATGCATTAGAGTTGACCCGATTATTTGTGCATGATGGGTATGGTTCAAACATTGAAAGTTATGCTATTGG